TTCAGCCGGTCAAGAGCCGCTATGGTCGCACGAACGGAAACGGCTACGGCGCTGGGCCAAGGCTCGAAACAAGCGGCTATTGTTCAGGGCCAGACTGAGAAGGCTTGGTTTACCCAAGGGGACGCTGACGTTGAAACAGATATATGTCGACGCAACGCAGCCCAAGGGTGGATCGCCATCAACGACATATTCCAGTCAGGGCATGAGACCATTCCTGGTCACCCCCGCTGTCGATGCACTGTCCTTTACCGAGGGGAGCAACCCAGCGGTATAGACCCCACTGAAGGGCTTGAGGACGACGTAGCGGGGGGTATAGCGGGGTCCAGGGCGGTTACCACCGCTCGGCTGACGGATGCCCCGGAAAACGGCTCACAGCGCGATCCGGCGGTATGCTCTAATTGCGGTAAGAATAACCTTCTGGTCAACCGCGACGGTCCTGGCTTCTGGTGCCGACGGTGCAACAATGTGGTGCAATAACATAGAACAAGTGTTTTAATGGATTCCAGCCGGGTGGTTACCAGTTGCTCGACTGTTATAAAAGACCACGCTTAAAACGGCTCAGGATGCCCGCAAAGGCTATTGACAAAGTATACAATCTGTGATTTTGGGGAAGTGAGGCACCAGTGACCTTACAAGAGTGCATCCACCACTGGAAGATTGAAGACGCCAACGGGCCGCTAAGTACCGGGGTCTGCCAACTTTGCGGCGAAGTCCGGGATTTCCACAACTCCGATCCTGGTTCGGGCAACTGGTCGGAAACGGGCGTTAGAACGACTCAATATTGGCAACCATTCCGAGACGATCAGAATGCCCATGTAGTAGCAGGGGGTTGACAGGCTACCAGCGGTAGTGGTATAAACTTTCGCAGATTGGACATATTGGCGACAGCCCGACGCTAGACGCAGCGCTGTTGCCTGGATAACTGGCCCGACGCACGATGCAGCGCCATCGTAGTCGGGCTTTTTCTTTTGGGGTGCGTACATGGATCAACGAATCACCAAGCTATTCAAGGCTGAAACAAAGGCGATTGACGCTTCTCGCATCCATGCCATCATGTCAACGGAAAAGCGGGACCGCGACGGCGATGTCATCCGCCAGGCCGGATGGGACTTGGACGAATTCATGCAACACCCGATCCTTCTATCTTCCCACAACTACGGGTCGCTCATGTCCCAGATCGGTGCGTGGGAAGACGTGTCGGTGAAGAATAAACAGCTTCAGGGCGTGGCGAGGTACTACGTCGGGGAAGGTAACCAAGAGGCCGACTGGGGCTACAAGTTGGCGAGCAAGGGTGTGGCGGCCTACAGCGTCGGCTTCATTCCAGACATGGACAAGGCCAAGGAACTTAAAGATAGTGACGGTTGGTTCCCCAATTGGGAATTCAACGGTCAAAAGCTCCTAGAGACTTCGCATGTGACAGTTCCGAGTAATCCGGACGCTTTGCAATCTTCGGTTGCCAAGGGATTGATTCACCCGGCAGTGCTGGCCGTGTACGGGTTGGATGCCTGGGTTTTTGATCGGGCAGGCGGGGATACGGCCATCGACGCAACTGCTCGTTTGGCACAGGTCGTCAAGGACCATGGGGACCACAACCACGACAAAGATGGCAAGCACGATCACCCTGAGTTCGAAGGCAAGGCATTGGCTAACGAATTCGCATTGCTTCGCCAAGAGTTCGACGCTTTCCTAATGAACTACGAAAAGGCCCACGCTGTGAAGTACAGCGACCTATTCCGAGAAGCATTCCAGGAGGTTGCACGTAATGGTCACTAAAACCACCCCCGATAGCCCGGAGCAATTGGAGGAGTCGTTAAACGATCCCAAGCTGCGTCAGACATTGATGGAAGACCCGGCGGAGTTAGCTCGCTACATTGACGGATATGCAAAGAAGTTCATGGAGCGGGACAAGGGTGAGCTTGACGCACAGCTAAAGACACAGATGGAAGAAGTCGTCAAGCGCATGTATGAAGAAAACAACACGGCGCAGCCCGACACTAAGGTCATACGCCGGGTTCCTTCGGACGACGGTCAGGTCGCTGGCGGTAATAGACGAGCCATTCAGCATCACGCGGTCTACCGTCATCTTGATCTTTCACGGATGCAGCGGCGACAGATCGCGGCTTACGGGACTGCCCCCGGCATGGGAGTAAACGGGTTCGAGGACTTCGTGGACTTCGCTCGTGGTATTAGCCCGCACGTCACCAACAAGGGGCTGGACGCCCGCCTGAAGGTACTGGGTGAAAGCCAAGGCGACCAGGGCGGCTTCCTGGTCCCTGAAGAATTCCGGGCTGAACTCCTGATGAACACCCTCGAGATGGCCGTGATTCGCCCGCGTGCGCGAGTCCTGCCCATGGCTGGGTTGACTGTCCGTATCCCGGCGATCCGGGATGTTAGCCACGCCACCAACGTATTCGGTGGCGTACAAGGCTACTGGACCCCGGAGTCGGGCACCTTTACTCAGACTGAGCCGACCTTCGCGCAGGCCGTTTTGACTGCCAAGAAACTCATGGGTGGAACGCGGATCGGCAACGAACTGTTGCGGGACAGCGCGATCACCTTGGAACCACTAATCAACAGCCTGTTCGCCCAGGCGATTGCCTACTTCGAGGATGACGCCTTTATGTCTGGCGTTGGTGGCGGACAGCCTCTCGGCATCTTGAACGCCGACGCCCTGGTTAGCGTTGCTAAAGAGTCAGGCCAAGCGGCCACTACCTTAGTCACTGAGAACGTCATTAAGGCGTATAGCCGGATGTTGCCCCAGAGCATTGCTAGGGCAGTCTGGGTCATGCACCCCGACGTACAGCCCCAGTTGTACACCATGAGCTTGTCCGTCGGCACCGGTGGCGCTCCGATGTTCTTCCCGGCTGGTGGACTGACTGGATCACCGACCCCTACGTTGCTGGGACGGCCCATAGTGTTTTCCGAGAAATGCCAGACCCTCGGAACCGCTGGGGACGTTTACCTGGTCGATCTTAGCTACTACCTCATTGGGGACAGGATGGCCCTCGAGATGGCTAGTTCGCCGCACGTCCGGTTCAACACGGACGAAACGGACTTCCGGTTCATCCAGCGGGTCGATGGTCGGCCTTGGATTGATTCGGCACTGACCCCACGGAACGGGTCCAACACTCTAAGCCCGTTCCTGGCGATAGCAGCTAGAGCCTAGTGAGGATGCCCGGTGACCTGGGCAGCCCTGAGCAATAGGAGAGATGAAATGAGCGAGCAACTTTCGGAACATTCAAGTTATACCCTGACCGAAACGGCGGACATCGGCGGTACTTCGCTAAACAGCGGATATCTGGCGATGCAGAACTACGCTCGGGCCGAGGGCATTATCGAGATCGGGACTTGGGATTCCAGCGATGATCTCGACGAGGCCCAGTTCCAGCAGGCCAGCGATTCGTCAGGGACGGGGGTTAAAGACCTCACCACGTCGTCGGACGGCGGTAACTACGACACGACCGCCAGCACCGGCGATATTCTGGACGCGGACGGCGACTTCGTGATCATTGAGATTCGTGGCGAAGACATGGACGTGGACTCGTCAACTCCCTTCAACCACATCCGAATGCTCGGCACTGAGGATGACAACACTGGTGTTGATAACGCCACCATGATCGTCAACCGGTATGGCTATGCTTACCCTCAGAAAGAACTACAGGGTGCAGCTGTAGCCGGTTCCAAAGTCTATGTTGACACTGGCACGAGCGGAGGCCCGTAAAGCCCGATGCTTGAACTGGTAATCAAATCCGTAGCCAATAAGCGGGAGGTTCCTGATAGCCTCCCGCCGATGGCTTGGTTCGAGGAAATGCGTGCCTTGGCTGTCCTCCCTGACCGTGACGAACTGCTCGCGGAGATGGCGTGGTGGCACCCGGTAATGGAGTTCCTTGAACCGGTCCTGCTACTGCGGTTGAAGGTACAGGCACTTGTTTGGCGACATCATATGGGGAGCTTCCCCGATGAAGTCGCTTACTGGTGGCCGGTCAGACAGGGACGGCGACGAGGACAAGTACCAAGTCAATCCTGGGCGGTTGACTGTCGGATCAATCAGGATGGTGTCCTTCATTGCGGCTTTTGCAGCGCTCGGTGGAGTGCCCACCGCGACGGCAGCCCGCACGCGAGCCGGTGCAAACTTTGTGACAGGTTTTCGATAATCGTAAGTGATGCGAGGGAAAAACATGGTGTTACAGCGTAGCTATCCAAACCTGGGCAGCCAGAGCCTTGAATATGCCCACTGCCCGAATTGCAGCAAGATGTTCAAGAGCATCGATGAGGATGGTAAACCAGAGGGCATCCCTGAGAACTGCAAGCGTTGCGGTTGCCCCATGGATGACCGCGACGCTCAGAGGGCGATGGCCTGGATGGATGTTCAGGCAGAGCAGCAGCATGACCCAGCACTGTCGGACCTCGCTCGTCGCGCTCGGACCGCTATCTTGGAACGTCCCGAAGGCCAACGGGAATATTCCGACCCCGAGGACTAATGGCGCAGACGCAACCCCGGAAAGACAAGATGGTTCGGCCCGGCAAACAGCCGCGCCCGCCCATCACCAAAGAGCTTGCGGAATCCGCCCCTAAAAAGGGCTAGAAGAAGGAGCTTGCGAAGTGGCTGATGTAGTAGGCCAAAGAAAGAACGGCAACCTAGTTTACGTGGATAAGGGGTCACACCTAAAGCGCATTGTGGGCGCTATTGGTCCTGATGTGCTGTGGTATGAATTCCTGCCTTGGGTTCACAACGTCCAAGATGAGGATGCCACGGGCACGGACCCGGAAGGTTTTTTCACAACGGTCGTGGAAGTGGGCACGGGGACCTCGGAGATGGATCAGTCCAACTCCATCGGTATCTTGGCCCAACTCGTTACTGCTGCCAATGACAACGACGGGATTAGTTGCCAGTTGATTGGTCCCCACTTCGAGTTTACCAGCAACCAGCCGTTGGTCTATATGGGGTTCGAGGCTGATATCGATGACGTGGACACCAGTGACTTATTCATCGGCCTTGCTATTGAGGACACGGCTTTGCTGGGTGGTGTAGCGGATGCCGTCTACTTGGAATCCCTTGACGGGGCGGCAACAACTTTCGGCGTTACCGAAAAGAACAGCACCGAAACAACCACTGCTGCCAGCATTGCCACAATCTCAGACAACACGTTCCACTTTTACGAGTTCTTCTTTGACGGTACGAGCGTGTACTTCTTCGTTGATGGAACTGAGGGCGGAACGATTCACACCGCCAATATTCCTGATGACGTGGTGTTGATGCCGTCCGTCGAATTCCTCGCTGGGTCTGCTGCTGCGTCGACTTGTGACATCCGCCAGTGGCGTTGTATCCAGATTGGACGGACCTAAGCAATGGTCAAGCGAGGGACGATCAACGGGGCACCCGCGAGTTCTGGGTTCAGGTTTCCAGGTATGGAGCTTTGGGCACCGGCGCAAGGGAGTGTGCTGCACAAGGTAGCTGAAAACAAGATCACTTCCCGTAGGACGGATCAAGTCCGGGTGTCGGCAGCACGGAACTCGGACGGGCAGAAAATGGTAATCATCGAATTTGCCAAGGTTGGTTGGGCTTACGGCATCACAACGGTATCGGAGTTGCAGAGGTTCCGGGACAGTTTTGACGCGATGCTTGACCAGCTACGCCGACCAGGCTTGGAGGAACTATGACCACGCGGAAGGCGAAATCCGGAGTGCAAATCGAGAAAGACCCGGACAATAGGCGGACGGTTATTCTTGACCGCTGGCCTACGGAAGCGGAAAAGAACGCGGGGATCGGGGCAGACATTAAGAAGGTACGGAAGGGCTGATCTACTTGACCCAGTAGTAGCCGCCTAACACGGACGTTCAGCATGACGATGAAAAACAAGAGCATCTTAGGCACGCAGGCCGAGATTACGGTCGAAAAGACTCGGCCTGCTGATACTACGCTGTACACCGACGAAGACGTCATTTCTGAAAGCACTTCAGCGGGCACCGCGTTTACGTTCAGTGCAGCAGTGTTCCAGAATGGGGGCAGTGGCCGGATCACCAAAGCGGTAATCCAATGTGATGATACTAACATCGTCCCGGTAATGACGATGTATTTGACCAACGTTGTCCCCACCGGCAATCTCGATGACAATGCCGCCAATACCAACCCCGTGTACGCGACAGAGAGTGACAACTACATCGGCCGACTGGATTGGGCAGCCATGGAAGACCTGGGCGGTGCTTCCGAGTCGGTACTGGTTGCTGCTGACGGCAAGATGCCTTTGCCTTTCGTGTGTGCTAGTGGGGATACCGCACTGTATGGGGTTCTCGTCATACGGTCAGCCGCTCACACTCCAACATCAGCCGCAAAGTGGCGCGTGACTCTCACGATAGCCCCGGACTGAGTTGGCACTCTGCGGCCTGGTGTGGTTCCTGCTGCATCAGGTCGCCGTCTATGTCCCGCATTGGTTTATCGGGATTCTAGCGGACATGCAAGATTGTTGGACAGTGATCTGAAATGTCTTGGAATCAACTCAAGCAGTACATCAAAGAGAACCGGGAACGGCGGGCGTTGGAGCTTTCGACCCCGCCGGTATCCTGTCCGATTGACGGGGAGTTGTTGATGGTTCACCCGAGGACCGGACAGCGACGCTGCCCGCTTGGGAACTTCACATGGACGGGAGGGCCATCATTCGTCTAGAGGCCCCTTAAATCGGCTCACAGGGCCGTCTAGGGGTATTCCTGAAATAGGGTAAGACACGCTTTCATGCGGTAGAAAGCATCCCGGAGGAAGAAGTGTCAGACTGGTTAACATCTCGTGAAGCGGTTAAGACCGCCGCCGAGCTTAGTGGTGATTTGAACAATCCGACTATCGACCGTCTCATTGAAGCGGCGAGTCGCCGGATTGAACGTTGGTCCCGCCGCCGATTCCTTCCCGAAACTAAAACCCGGCTATACCGCTGGCCAAGTTCCAATGGCCAGCGGACCAAGCTCTACCTGGACGCGGACTTGATCTCTGTGACCACGCTACAGTCTGAGGCACAGAATACCACGCCTACCACAATCGCCTCCACTGACTACTTCCTTGAGCCGAACAACTCCAATCCTCCCTACTACGTCATCGAGATTGACGAGTCCAGCACTGCTGCATTTCAGTCAGGGGACACCGCTCAGCGCTCAATCAGCGTCTTGGGTTCCTGGGGCTACAGTGCTGATACCCGGTCCCTTGGGCTGGTTGACGACCCGAGCGGGATTACCTCGTCTGAGACAACCCTGATTGTCAAGGACGGTAGTCTAATTACTGGGGTCAGTGTTGGGGACACGTTGCTAATCGGATCAGAGCAAGTCTTCGTCGTTGATAAAGACTTCCTTGCCCTCAACCCGGATGCGGGCGGGGCGATCCTGCTGGATATGGCCGGGAACCTAGCGGCGGAGATTGCGACTACCACGGTCACCCTCGATGCTTCTCATAGCGTAGTCGCGGGTGAAGTCATCCGTATCAACACTGAGCAGATGTACGTACTACGGGTGGCAACCAACGATTTGACGGTGGTTCGAGCCTTCAACGGGTCCATCCTAGCAGCCCACACCAACAATGATGCTATCGACGTTGCCCGGAGCTTGACTATAGAACGTGCAGTCAACGGGACCACTGCTGCGACTATCGCTGACAACGCTGCTGTCTCGAAGTACGAAGTTCCGACCAACATTCAAGAATGGTGTATCGCGGAAGTGATTACGACC